TCCGTCTTTCCGCTACCGTTTCCGCCTGCAGCCAAGACCGAATCAACGCCGGCACGCTGCAACGGTGCGCGCTGGCTGGTCCGTGGTGGGGCGTTGTGCCACAACGTGGCGAACGCTAACGGGTGTTCCGCCCGTAGCTGCGCAAGTGCCTCCAGCGCCGGCGCCGCTGCCAGCACCTTAGCCGCGCTACTCATTTTGCGGCCTTGTCTGTCTCGATGACCTGCACGCCGTGAGCAAACAGCGCGCCCATATGGTGACGGATCCGCGCCTCGCAGATCTGCATGTATTCTAGTTCACGCTCGATCCCGATAAAGTCGAAGCCCTCCAACACCGCCGCGCATCCCGTGGTGCCTGAGCCCATGAACGGATCCAGAATCACCGATCCCCGTTGACCCCCGGTGAGCTTGCACAACCACCGCATGACGCCGATCGGCTTGACCGTCGGGTGGTGGTTCTTCACCCTGTCCGCCGTGCGACCCGCGCCCGCTCTTGGATTGTCCAGCCCCGCCGATCCCGCTGTGCGGTCTGTGGCTTCTGCACCCGTGCGACCCGGCAACCGTTCGCAGCCCGCCTCGCGTTCTGATCGGGATGCTTTGGGGTGCGCGTAGATGTTTGCGGGCCATCGTCCGCCGGGGTCTACAAATTCACCAATTCCGTTTCCTGGAACTTGACTCTGTCTTGACAGTTTCTGCGCTCCTGCTGAATAGGTGCCGCCGTTTAGATTGTCACCCTGCGGCCCTGGCCAAGCCTCATCACCATACGCAAACCTGCAGCCGTCGATGTTGAGCGCCCCTGTACCGTGCTCCAATACGTTAGCCGCCACCGTACCCGCCAACGGCTTACGCGCGAGTACAGCGGGCTCTGCTGACGGTTTCAACGCTGTACCGTATCCCGCCCACTTCTTAGCTGCTTCGCTTTTTGGCTCATACGGTCCTACAGGATTGCTTGTCAGCTTGTCACCGTTTGGCCTTATTGCGCTCGCTGTCGGTATGGCCCGCCCTCGGTTGGGGTGTCCCTCGCCCTTGTCGATGGACAGCGGCACGTTCTTAGACTTCGGAAACCCTGACCAGTACAGCCACGACACCATATCGCGGATCTCGAAGCCGCCATCTTCGATCGCCGTCGCCAGCCGGTGAACCGTCCGCGTGCCACCGAACGCCACAAGATGCCCGCCCGGTTTCAATACCCGCAAGCATAGCCGCGCCCAATCGACGCCCGGTGGCAAGGCATCCCACCGCTTGCCCATGAAGCCAAGCCCATATGGCGGATCGCAGACTATGGCATCCACGCTCTCGGGCTCCATCGCTGCGAGCACGTCCAGACAATCGCCCCGGTAGAGTGTGGCTTTCATTCGTCCTCCATTTTAATCATCGGCAGCGCCGGGGCATCAACCCCCAGCAGGTCACACGCCGCCGGTAGCGCCTTGAGTAGCTCAGCGGCCAACCGTGGCGCGTCATCGATGGTGTGAACCTGCGCCCGAATGTCCACCTGTTGCGGAGCCTCCAAGCCCAACACGCGCGCCTCGGTAGCAAGCAGCCGGGCCACTGTGGTGGTATGCCCAAGGTCCATAGCCTGGTTGATTGTGGCCTGTACCCGCTGCCGCCAATCGCTACGGATCTCCTCGGTCGTTTGCTCTTGGTCCTGGCTTGCCCACTCCCGCCGAATCAGCGCCGCGTCTTTGCGTACCTGGTTCGGGCTGACATCGAATTGATCGGCAACCTGGGCCTGCCTGGTCAAGGTCCATTCACCCCGCACCAAACACGCTTCCACGACCTCACGGCGTGCCCTTACTTCTTCGTCAGTGTGTTTACGTCCCACGGTGGGAGTTTAACTATTCCCACATCGCCCGTCAATTCTTAACGGTCGCAATCAGCCGATCAAGCTTGGCCGTGATCTGTTCCTGAATTTTGGCACGGGTCGCCATGAACTCGCGCGCGTCGGCGTCCCGCTCGGTGCGAGCCTCCCGAATTACTGTGTCGTATCGCTCACGCATAGCAATTAGCCGCTGATCATAGTTGTCGTTGATGTCCTTCAGTTGTGATTGGAACGATTCCACCAACCGATCAAGCCGCTTTTGTAGTGCGATAAACTGCCACACAAGGAACGCCGCAAAGAGCCCCAGGTGACCCCCCGCCATCAGTTGATCCAATATCGCTTCCATTGGTGGCCCCCTGTTTGCTTTACGGTATCAGCCGACGCCGCGCCGGTCTACCGCTAACGGCTACCGATCGCGAAGCCGCGCCACAATGTCCGGGTGATACCGTTCCTCGAACGTTAGCGCTGGGTGTGCGCTGGTCGTATGGTAGACGGCTTCCGTGTTCGGGTCCGCCTCATATCGCGCCACGACATCCGACCACAGCGACGCAGCGCCACCCGTCAACCGTCGACCCTTCGGACAGTCGCACCCCGCGGCGTAGCTGGTGACCTGCAGCCGTTGATCGTTCCATCGATGCCACGACACCTCACGCCATCCTGTACCAGAACACGCTGAGCAGCCCTGTGCCGCCTCCGGGCGCGATGTCAGGGGGTCCGCCCTGAGCACCTCCAGAAACGTCGCTACAGTAGGCATTCTGTGCCGTTTAGCCATAAGTTCACGGCCCACGCGTGATACGTCATCGTCTGAATAGTCGCGGAGCGTTGAAAACCAGAGACCGAAGCTGTCCTCTGCCCACCGTTCTGGCTTGCCGTAGTTTTTGCCATACGTGCGCAGCATTGCCCGCACCTTTTCTGTCGTTGCCATTTGTTCGTCCTCTTTAAAATGGTATCACGTTGGCCGCTTCGGCCTGTTGTTTTGCTTCGATCTCCGGGGTCCATTCCTGCGACTTGTTGATAAACTCCCCGATGTGTTTCTGTCGGCAGAACGTGACCAAGTCGCACCCGTTATCCTGCCACCACCTGGCATCCCCGGCCGTTAAAAACCATTCATAAGCCCGGAGCACATCTACCGGCTGCGAATACGTCAACGCCTCGCGCAGTGCGCGCGCTACCTGTGGCGTCAGCTTCAGCGTTCGCGCCTTGCCGCCCTTGTCAATAGCCCGCCGTGCGTTGAGGTCTGCCCATAGCTGGCGGACTTGTTCGTTCCCGACGGGTTTAATTGATGGATCTGTATTGTCTTGTTGTGTTTTGTTTTTGTAATTACCGCGCGCGTGATGCCGATTTCTGCCCGATTCCTGCCCGGCTTCTGCCCGAATGTTGCCCGATTCGTCGCCGTAACTGTCGGGAATCGTTGCGGACTGCTGCCCGCGTGCTCGATCGTCTACTGGCTGAAAAGTGCCCGATTCCCACTCATTGACCCACTGTTGCGCGGCCTTGATTGCCTTCGTCGCGGCGTGTTTTGTAAGCCCTGACCAGGCGGCTAATTTGGCTCGGCCCCATGGGTTCCCGCTAAGTATGCGACACACCAACACCATGTGGACCACCAGATCCGGCGCGGGGTTATCGCGGGTCCACTGCCGCATCAGTTCGTCGTCAATCATTGCCCTCGGCGCGGGGTGCCATTGCTGCATTTTGCCTGTGTCCTATTTGGTGTGTTTGTGCCTGTAAGCGCCCCCCCGTTTGGGCGGGGGAGCGGAACACAGGCATAGCGTTCAATCGGGGAGCTACCCCGACAGTCTAAGGTTTAACCGTTCCACCGGTAGATCGCGATCTCAGTTCGTGGGATACCGCCCTTCTCGGCGTACCATGATTCTGCGCGGATACATTGGACCTGACCGTCGTCTTTCCATATCAGCCCGTTGGTGGCTTGGATTCCATCAATTGCTGATTTAATAACGTTATCCAGGTCAGGTCTGCAGGCATGCGGCAATAGCGAATCAGGGTATTTTTTCGCGTGCATTGCAACCGGCCTTTGAAAGATGGCCACGATATCAACGCGAACCGGTGACCGATCGGGGCACATTGGCCGGGGTTGCCCCCTGGTTTGGGGGCTGGTAGCTAACACCTGGGCGACTAACGACTCGAAGGCCCTCGTCTTTGCGTCAGTGTGCACCCGTGGCGACTTGCCGCGCATGTAGAACCGGGGCCGGCCTTTTGGTACCGGTTGCCCTGGTATCGTGTCGCGTATGATTTCAACCCACCTACCGGCCACGGCTTAACCCCCGCAAAATTCCCAACCGTTGATCATCCGATGCCTTCACAGCGTCCAGCATGACCGCCAACTGAACCGCTGAGGGCATCGCCTGCCCTGCCTCAATCAATGAGATCCGGGGCTGCTTTAGACCGTGCGCTGTGGTGTGTTCTGCTAACTGTTCTTGAGTAAGCCCTGCGGCCTGCCTCAGTACCCTTAGAATTGTCCCTGTATTCACGTCGTCCTCCTATGCTTTCGGGATTATCCCGCCGGGTAAGTAGACGCGCAAATTCTGCGTTCCCCGGTATGTGATGTGATAGTTCTCGCGGCCGTCAGCCCTCAACATTCCCCAATCCTCCAGATCGTTTAGTACCTGGCGGGCCTCGCTGGGTAAAACATCAAACTCGCGCGCGATCCTGATATCGTCCCACAGTCCAACATCAGTAGTGCCGATCGCCATCAGCACAGCCAAGGGCAGCATATGCGGATCGATCGGGTTGCTTGCCATTGCCTCACCTGTCATTTTTACCGCCTGCCAGAAACCGCGACAACGCCGCGCGGCCTGCTTCGGTGGGTCTTATTATCTGATTCCACCGGCGCGGCTTCTTGTCTTCGACCCATCCGCGCTGTCTGAGCAGCACTATCGCCCGCCACACTACCGAGCGCGGCCGATGCAGTTCTTCGGCTATCTCCTTAGCGGACACGTCCCAGGAACACACAACTTCCAACACGCCCAAAGGCGTCTTTCCTCGCATAAGTGTCCCGGTCTTCATGGGTTGATCCCCATCAATTCGAGATAATCGAAACGATGCCCTAAGGCCTCGCGGATGTCGACTGTGGTGTCGGCCCATCCGTCGACGGTGCCATTGAATAAAAACACATGGGACGGAACCCTGATCGCACTGTACGCGAATTGGATCCCCTTCTCGGTAGGCCGCCACAGTCCCGATCGCTTACTGGCTCCGCTTGGCTCGGCCTGGGTTATCATCGCCCAATGGCCGAGCTTCGCGTAATCACCACCGCGAACCGGTGCGCGTTTGATGTCAACCCAGCCGCCGGTGGTCCGCTTTGACTCCCTGACAAGCCAGATCAACCACCGCGCCATGGTTGAATGAATCGCGCGCTTGTATCGCTTGGCGTACTGCCCGCAACATGGGCAAATTGTACCTTCGTCAAGGTTTGACCGAATTCTTTTCTGTATTACTTCAATAGCTGGCCATAAACCAAAAGCATTTTCGTTTAGTGGTCCTGTTTTTGTCATTTCGTTAAAATGCTTAGTCATTGCTGCGCTTCCTTTAGAACGGGATCCCATCGTCGCCCCCTTCATCATTCGCTGGTGCATCGCTGGCTTCCCAATACACGCCGGGGCAGTTCTTGTAATCCTTGCATTTCCACGCCGGGCCGCGCCATCCGCCCGCGCGCTTTTCGCAATTGTCGTGCATCGGTCCGCCGCACTCGGGACACGCTGGCCCGTGTTCTTGGCTCTCTTGCGTTTGTGGCTTGCGTGAAACGCTGGTCGGTGCCTTGGGTGCTGGTCGACGGTTGCCGCCGCCCTGGAGGGCCTCCGGGGGCATTTCTTCGAGGGTAGTAGCACCAAGCCCCAGGTAAGCCCGGATCGCCCGGTTCTGGCTCCGAGTCTCCGCCATCCGCAGTACGGCGCTGGCAATGTTCCGGTTTACGTTAGCCGGGCTCGCGTCGCCGTGTCCGGTGTACGTGCCCCGGCTGCCCTCAACGGTCGCTTTGACTACGGCTTCCCCGTCCTGGTAGCTCAAGACGTCCGTTTGCATACTGGTCATGCCGTGCGCGTGAGCCAAGGCCAGTAGACCCGCGTGTGTCGGGTACTGCTTGCCCTGAAGTTCAACAACGGATCCCGCCGGTAGCGCGTCCATCGTGATCGGTTCGTTTGTTTTTGCTTTTGCTGGTGCCATGGGTTCGTCCTCCTAAAATGGCTTTGGTTGTGAGTCATCGTAACACGCTATAGCGTCCGACAATAAACGGACCCAAACGTCAAGCCGCGACGCGTAGCTGTCGGGCTCGTTTCCGTTCGGTGATGTCATCACCCGGTGATCGGTTTCCATGCCTTCGCAGATCACCCGAATTTTAATTGCGAACGCGTCGGCCGGGCTTACCGGCGGCAGCCCATCGTCAGGGCGGGTGATGTCCTCACCGCATCCGCTGCATTTAATAGCCGTCCACCCGTGGTATGCCAGCGTTCGAGTTTCGCTGCATGCTGGGCATACAACGTCGACCACTTCAGGCCCGTGGCCGTCAGGGTGCGATCTGCGGTACATTAGAATTGCTTCCATTTGTTTCGTCCTCGGTTGTGGCCCCCCGGAGGGGGCCGGGTTCGTTAGCGTTGAATAGTTGACGGGTCGACGGTTTCACGCGGTGACATGCGGCCAAAATGGATCAACGTGGCAACGGTGCCGTGCTTCGTGTGGGTTTCGACCAGTGTGACATCAGCACCGCGAGCACCGACAAGATCGGTATATGTTTGCGATTGTCCGTGATGGTTAATGAATTCCCGTTGCTTAAGAATTCTGTATTCGCGGCGACCGATTTTCAGTGTGGTGTTCATTGTTTCGTCCTCTGTTGTTTGGCTTGTTTGCCTTACTCTCTATTTATACCCCTTCGATATATTTAATGCAAGTCTATTGGATACGAATTGTGAAAATAGTTTTCTAAACGCTGGACGCAACGCCTGCCAAAAGCGCCACCGGCCCCCGTTAGCCGATGACGCGCGCGATCTCCCGGTCGCGCTATTGGCCCCTATCGATACCCGTC